TTGAATCAGCATCAGGTACAATAGGAACAGATGGTGTTCTTACCGATGATACATTACGAACTTTCCTTAGAAAGATCCGTATTGCAGCAGGTAAAGATCCAAACGTATTCCTAGGTTCCCACGAAGTTTATTCCGAAATACAAGGCTTATACATGCCTTCAGTCCGTATTCCAAACCCTTACGGTGAAGCATTAGTACAAGTCGATGTGAATGGTATTCAAACTTTCAAAGGAACTGGAGTCGGAATTCACGTAGATTCTATCTATGGTATCCCATTCATCCCATCCAAAGATGCCCCATCAGGTGGTGGCAACGAGGTAGGAAGACTATTTGCATTAGATACTTCTGATGCAGAAGGTTACGGATATCCAAGAATTGGAATTCAAGTCGCAATCCCAACTGAGTACTATGAAGCAACACGTAGAACACCAGCTTATCCATTCGTAAACAATGCTTTCGTTGAGAAAGGTGTTTACAGAACAATGGGAGAAACTGTTTGTCGTCACTTCAAATCACAAGGTAAAATTAGAGATATTAAACTCTAGTCAAACCAAAAACCTTTTTTTTATTTTTTTTACTTCCTCTAACCTTTGGTTTCTAAAAAGTTAGCTAACTTAGCTTAATTAACTTAATTAACTTTTTCACGCCTTAGCTAACACTTTTTTATAGATATATCATTTTATTGTTTAATATTGGTTAATTAACAGTTAATTAACACCATTACATTTATATAGAGTTCAATATCAGTTGTGGTAATGACATACAAAGTATATGCTATTGGTGGATTATCAATTATTGCATTAATTGTTGCTTTGGCTTATAATCCAGTACCAGATACTGAAGAATTTGATTTCAAAAGTATTGTAAGTACTCAATTAGAGTTGAACAATAAGCAATTTGTTAAAGATACAATCACTAAGTCAAGTGAATGGAACTCCTTGGAGACAAAAATAAACAATGCTGATGAATCGAAAGATATCTCGGAATTGAAAGTTAATCTTGTCAAACTGGAGAACAGGGTAAACCAACAAAGTCAAACTATAGTTTCATTGGATAATAGAATTAAATTACTAGAGACTGATCCAGTAACTAGTACAAGTTCTAATAACGGTGATGAAATTATAGAGTTCTACACCAGTGATGGTGAGAGAGAAGAAGATAGATTCGATCAAGGTGAAATTGTCTATTTTATTGCAACAATAGATTCAAATGCCAATTATCTCTATTATGAGATTTGGAATGATGATGATAATGATGAAATAAAAGATAGAAGAATCGAAGTTAGAGATAATACATATCTGGCATGGGCTTGGAGTATTCCAGCAAACCAAACAACAGGTGATTATTATATCGAAATCGATGTAGGCGATGACAACAAGAAAGTATTCTTCGATGTAAAATAGGTATTCATACCTCTTTTTTATACTAAACTTTATATATAATTACTAATCATTCATTATATGGCAATCACAATCGCACATAACGCCGACCATAAAAGTCTTACAGGAAAGACACTATCCATTCAAAGCGAACTGACTTCTAAATTAAAGTCCACCATTGTTGATGTAACATACGGTGGTTCTGATACATACGCTACTAATGGTAATACTGTCGATCTATCCCTTGGTGGTAGAATTAGTACTGTTATTGGAGCAGAAATACTCCATTGTAACAAAGGACTACTTTTACAATATGCCCCAGCAGCACTTGGAGCAGCAGCCACAGGAAAAATTAAAGCTTATGGTCACACACCAACAAGTTCTACAGCAACAGTTGTAGCCCTTGAGGAATTGGATGCTTCTGATACAGCAGTCAATAGTATGACTATTCGTATTAGAGTAATTGGTTTCTAACCTTTTTTTATTTTTTAATAATGTTTATATATGACTGAATACATAATCAAATATGGTAGAATTAAACCATAATGTTGCAAATGTAAACGCTGATGGGCTTATTAAAGGAAGTCATGGTGTTATTGTCAATGTTCATGTTTCAAAGGCTGGCTCTTCAGGTGCTAAATTACAATTAAGAAACGGCACTACAGGTAGTGCTCCTGTTGAATTTACAGTGTTTGGAGAAAATGCAGTAGCTTATCTAAACATTCACAGACGATTTGAAGAAGGTATTTATGCAGATGTCACTGGCAGTGCTGAATATTTAATAATATTTAAATAAGAATAAACATTTATATATTCATGGCAGTAACATATTGTACGGTAGCTGATGTCTCAGATTTTCTTCGTGTTCCAATCACTGCTACTACTACTCCAAATAAGGCTCAAGTCGAGAAAATTATAAACAGAAAGGAAGAGGAACTTGACAGACGTATAGGTCATACTTTTGGAAGAAATAAACAGATATCAAGAGAAGTTCATGATTTACCACTATTATACACTTATGGATGGGGTACACCAATTTTCCTTAAACATAGAAACTGTAGAGATTTTGATTCATCAGAAGGAGATAAAATAGAAGTATGGGAAGGTGCAGGAAGTACATATACTGACATAGTAAACGATTCACAATGGCATGATTTTGAACCAGTTTATGGAAAATTATTCCTTAGAGGTTACATATTTACAATTATTAGAAAACACAGAATAAGAGTTACTTATCGTTACGGTGATGCAACTGTTCCACTTGATGTTGGAGATGCATGTATTAAACTTACAGCAATAGATCTCTTAAACTCTAGTTTTAGAATGGATATACTTCCAACTGGTGGAGATGGAGCTAGTTTTGAAGGTTCTAAATCAGATTGGAGAGCAGATATAGAGAATTGTATTGACAATCGTAGAGAATTATTCTTCATTCCGTAATGGCAAGATATAAGAGTATTCTACCTGCAATTAAAAAAGGTGCTGCAAAACTACAGGCTGAACAAGATAAGGCTATACAAAAAAAAGTTAATGAAACAATCTTAAATCCTAAAGATCCTAGATTTTTAACCAAAGTAGGTAAAGATTTAAGATTAAAATTAGCAAGAGAGTTAGGTCATGTATCAGCATTAAAATATACTACCATGATAAAAGAAAAATTTGATGAATTAGGTGTTTCATATTTACCATTTATGTTAGAATATATAGAAACCGAAAAAAAAGTTAATGTATTTGGTGGTAAAATAAAAGTACCAAAACATAATTTTACATTATCTATAGACCATACATTTGTAAGAAGTGTAAATAGTAGAAAAATATCATTTCATACATGGTTGATAAGAAAAAATCCAGAATTAGGAAGAAGATATCATAGAGAGGTAATAAAAGGATTATCAGCAAATGAAAAATACAAAAGTACACCTCAATGGGGCAGAGGTGGTAAATTATGGAAACAATTTCAAAGAGAAATACCTGAGGAAGATAGGGAAATATCTCAAATGGATCACGTAGCAGAAGCAAAACCTCGCAAAGGTTATGTTAATGGAAAATTTGTAATTGCAAGTATGTCTTCACAAAAACATGTAAATGATACAACTTATAAAAAACAACCTATACCACCTTCACATCATATGAAACCAAACCAAATACATGGAGCTGGTGATAGAATGAATGTCGCAACACATGAAATTGATAAATTTATTGAAAATGAACAGTATATATTTGGTGGTAATTTAAATAAATTTTTAACGTCAAAAAAGGGTACAGCTGAATATAAAATAATAAATGATATTTTATCAGATGTATTAGGTCAATTCAAGGCAGATCTTGAAGCATTAGCTAAAACATTTGTTGAAAAGGATTATGAAAAACTTGCCAATGTTGAAGGTATAGAAAAAAATAAGAAAGGAATAGCACCAAAGTTTAAACAAGATACAAAAACCAAATCAAAATGGAAAGTAAAACCAAAATTCCCTAACATAGAAAGCATACTTTGGTGGTTCCTTAATGATCAAGGTGGAATGGCATCATCTACAAAATTGGAGCAGTTTAATAATCTGAAAACGGTTAAAGCTAAATCTAATTGGATAGACAGATCTGTATTTCTTATCGCTAACGGAGTATATGCAAAGAAATTAGGTCATAAGAGAGGATTGACCCCAACAGGCAGACAGAAAAAATTTGGAAAGGCTGCTAGAATTACACATGCACAGAAATTCAAACGATATAGTGAAGATTCAAAGAGGGTTGCTCTACAACCATATACTGAAAGAGTTAGAAAGTATTCAGATTGGAGAAAAATTACCTCAACTGCAGCCAGAGGTATGAAAAAGAGGAAGAATAACCCAAGTAGCCGTAAAGATAACAGAAAAGACAACCGTTAGACAATAAACTTAATTAGCAGAGAATATTTATATAATATATGGGTGCTTCAAATCTCTATGCAACAGTAACAGACACAAAAAACCTATTATTGGATAATTGGTCTTTATCAACTACTCCAGACATAACTTTCATGTGGGAAGAAAGATCGACTGGTTTTATGGATGATCGAAGAGATTTCATACTTTTAACACCAACAAACGAAGATCCACAGTATTTTGGACTTTATGGACAAGATTTCCTTCACTATATTAGTGTAAAAATAGAAGTACATTCGTATCAGAATCTGGAACATCATGAGAATTTGGTTAATGAAATATTCAGAATTATAAAGGCTAATATTAGAAGGACTGATTTTGTGGATTTAATGGCTACTTCATCATATCATGATAATGATATGTTCAGGAACATGTATAGGCATACAATCATAATCAGATATAGAAAATTGAACCCATAGATAAACTTTATAAGTCACTAGAATAATATAAATTCATGGTACGAACTGGTGCACATGCATTTGTAATGTATGACTTTGAGACAGGATATGGCTCAGGTGCAACACCTAATAAAAAATTCGGATTACAAGATAAATTAACAAGTCTTTCATTAACCAATAATAGACAAAATTTGGCAAAATTAAACTCAAATACAATAGATAAATTCGCATATGGTCAACAACAAGGATCAGCATCAATGGGATTTACACTATCAAACCCTTGGATATTTGGAGCACTTTTGGGAGCACCAGTAACCACAGGATCATCAGCACCATATACTCATAGTTATAATACAGCAGCCAATCTTAAAACACCTAGAACAATATCATTAGAAGTTGGATTAGATGGGGCTTCAGCAGATATTGTTAGAACATTAAAAGGTGGAATTGTTAATAATATTTCTATTTCAGCAGCAGTAGGTGGATTAGTTGAATGTTCAGCAGACATTACATTTGGACAAGAAACACAACCATCAACATCATTGGGTGGAGCTCATGTAGCACCAACAAAACCAGTACAAGAATTCCCATATACATTCGCACATGCTGAATTACTATTAGATGGAGCTACAGTTGTACAATGTCAGGATGTCAACCTATCAATCGCACAAAACAGTGAACTACTTTATGCATTAAATTCACATGCAGCAGTTGCTTCATTCAGAAGAATCTTAGACATCACAGGTTCATTCAGAGCATCATGGATAAACTCTGCTTTATTACTAAAACTATTACAACAAGTTAAAGCAGATTCAGGTAACTCTAATGCTTATGTAGAAACAGCACATACTGCATTAAAATTAACATTTATTGAAAACGCAACTAATCAACAAATTGAGATTACATGTACTGGATTATCAATAGGAGATCAATCAATAAGTGGATTAGAACCAGCAGAACCTATATTTGAAGAGATTAACTGGCAAGTAAAAACAATAGCAGTAGTAGCAAAAAGTACAACAGCAGCAGAAGAGTAATCATAAGGCTTTTATACTGGTTATTATAAATCATATCATTGACTATTAAATCATTCCAAATAGACTGGGAAGGTTCTCCAGATACAATAGAATATGATGATGATATTTTATTCGGAGACTTGGAGAATATTCTAAATAAATGTCTTGATTTAAAAAAAGTTAATGAACCAATAGTTAATATTCCTCTGTATAGACAGTTAATATTAACAGCAGTGATTACTAAAGCCCCTTTCACTCTAAAAGATGTTTCAGAAATTAGAAACCTCAAATCTAGTGTAGCCCAAAAGATCATGACGGAGGTCATGAAAGACTACCCTTTAATGAAATATTTGGAAGAGTGGGTGGGGACATTCGTGGGGACAGAAGCGACGGAGGAAAATACATTGACTCAGTCTACTACTACTTCGCCAAAGAGTTCTGCTGGACGAAAGACCAAGTCGACAAACAGCCCACCTCGTACCTAAACATGCTTATAAGTGAAAACGAAGAAGCAGACCGTAAAAATCGAATAAATTTAAATAGGAAGGCAGGTTAAGATTTATATGAGTGCAGATGATTCCGTAGAGGTCAATATTAATATAAAAAACCTTACTGAAGGTATTAATAAATTAACAAATGCCTTTGCAGATGGAATGGCTAATATTACTGACATGTCTGCACAGGGATCACAGAAATTCCAAGAAGGTATGAAAAGACAGGCAAAAATGGATAAAGATAGAAATGCTAATTTAGAAAAAAGATATAAATTAATGGCTAATGCCCGTACAATGGAAACAATGAGTCGTGCTGCAGGAGGAGGAATCCTTGGCACAGCAATGAATTTCGCTAGAGGTATGGGTCAGGCAAAAATTGGTGATATGCAAAGATTGCAGTCATTAAAAGCAACTGAAAAAGAGAGAATACTTTCAAAAGAGGAGGCAAAAACTAGAGATGAATTAGGTGGTATAAGATCTGTAAAATTATTAGATGGAATGTCTAAAAAATTCGATAAATATTTTGGAGGAGATTCCAAATGGAATAAGATGTTTGGTGGTCACGGAAAGATGGCAGCAACAGGAATTGGATTAGGTGCAGCAGGTATTGGATTTGCAGCAGTACAGAAAGGAGTTACATTAGCTATAGAATCATCACCATTATTACAACAAATGTTAAAACTTTGGAAATTCGGTATATTGATGTTACTTAGACCTATAGCAACATTCTTTGGTATGATAATGAGACCTATTATGATTGTAATGTTAAGAAAATTAATCATACCATTCTATCAAAAATATATGCCAGCAATGATGGTTTTAGGTGATAAAATAGGTAATTTACTTGCAGGAGGAATAGGTGATCTATTTGGCTGGAATGGAGAAGAAAATCAAGTTTTAGCATTAACAAAAACAGCAACTACCGTACTAGGTGCTGGAATAGCATTAAAATATTTAGGTGTCACAGCAACAAAAGCAATAACATTCCCAATAACATTAGCTGGTAAAGCAATAGAAACTTCATTTAAGGGATTCAATTTACTTGTACCAGAATGGTTAAAAAAACTTCTTCCAACTCCAGTTATAACACCACCAACTACAGAACCAACTCCACCTGTTGAAAAAGGTAGTACTACTACTAAAACTGGGAGTGGTAAAAAAACAGGAAGTGTATTCAAAACAGGAAGTGGTGGAAGTACTTTTAAACCATCTACAGGAAGTAAACCAAGTACTACATTTCAGCAAAATCAAGGTCAAGTAGATACAAAAACTGGAAAAATAACATCAGCTCAAGAAGCTGAAAAAATACGATTGGCTAAACAAGCTAAAGATGTAAAATACAGTACAAACACGGACAAGTCTCAGAAACTTATGGACAGAGTAAAAGATATTTTCAAAAGAAGAGGTATAGTAAAAGGGTTTGAGTCATTAAAATCATTACTGCCAAAGATGAACTTTCCTAAAGTTAAGATGGATGGATTAAAGAATTTATTATCAATAGCAACTGCAAAAGGTGTGTTTAAAGGTGTATTAGGAGGTATTGCAGGTGGAGGAGCAAGTGCAGGAGGATTGCCTTGGATGATTGCAGAAAACCTTGATTACTTGCCACCAGCAAAAGATTTTAGATTATGGTTCCAAAGTGGGTTTAGACAGGCTGCTGGAATGGAAGATTCCGAAGGTAATCGTACAGGTGAAGG